GCTGAGGCAGCCCTGTCTTTCTCATACCCGGCGCCAGGGGGAAGAAGTTGAGGTTATCGGCTATCTCCAGTGTGTAGGTAATGCCGCTGGGGTCGGCGACCTCGGTCCATTTGAAAAGAACGAGCTGCGAGCCAATCCAGCCGAATCTCTGTGCCGTGGGCGAGATTGTGGCTGGCGCTGGTGGTGCCTGGCTTTCGAGGGGCGTGCCTGAGGCAGCCTCGTTGCCAGCTTCATCGATGGCGACAACCTCATGCTCGGATTCAGGGCTTTCCGGCACATTGAAGCTATGGCTGAAATTGCCGACTTCGTCCGTAGTCGGCGAGTCGGCTAACGCAATGTCGTCGTATTCAATCGTTACCAGGCTGCTGGCGGCGAAGCCATGGCCGGTGATGACGACCTCCTTGCCGATTTCGGGAAATTCGGGCTCAAGGCTGATACCCGGGACAACCGCGAAGCTGGTGTCGGCCTTGGCGAGAGATGTGCTTTTGGCCGCGGCCTCAAAGCTGTGGCTGCCGGCGATGGTATCGGGAACGGTAAAGATGGCCGTAAAGCTGCCCTTGCTGGTGGTGGTGATTTCAATATCGGTAGCTTTGCCATCGAAGCTCAGCTTGATGTCGTCATTGGCGGTGAAGCCGGCGCCATCGATGGTGACCGTGGAGCCGGGTGAGGCGGGTGAGGGGCTCACCTTCACGCCCGACTTGACGTTGAAAACGAAGCCGTACGGGTCCTCGGGCCGGTAGTCGCGCCTGAACTGTAGGTAACTTGTGCCATAGGAAGCTTCGGGGATGGTAAAGCTGAATGTCAGCTCCATGGTGAGTTCATCCAGTTCGCCCTCAGCCACTACAACGCACTCGGCCTCTTCAGAGATTGGCGTTTTGCTCCACACAACCGCGTAGCCTCCCTTCATCGGAAAGGCACCGCTCACCAGTTTTATCGTGGCTTGAGTGCCAACTCTCCCCGAGTTTTGTGATTCCCCGACAACTTCGGGGCAGGCACCGCCCACTCAGCCGTCAGCATTGACCGGTGCTGGTATCAATGCCACCAGTGCCAGGGCAAGTACCAGAATCAGGGCAAGATAATTTATTAATCGCATGCCTAAATTTGTACTACTTTTGACCGTGTTTTGTCAAACCGAAGCTGCCTTTTGTAGCGCAGCCTCATGTAGCGCAGCCTTTTAAGGCTGCTTGGGGGTGGTGACGGGCGTGGCAGTTAAATGCTAAAAACCAAAAATCAAAAGTACAAACAGAAATGCAAAAATTGTTTTGACTAAAGCCCGACCCCTCGATACATTTTGGGTTTTAATCTGTCATTTTGCCTTTTGCATTTTAATCTTTAATCGCCCTGCGCTACATGTTTTTTCCATTTTATTCCCCCCAAATGATGTATCTCGGAAAACGACAACTTTCCCTTGCGGCAATAGAACAATTGTGCTAGGATAGCTATATCATGGTTGGTGGTGAGCTGGGCTTATTGCCGGAGGAGGTTGGCTGGCGGGATGAGGGATGTGGGCTTTTCCCGTCGTGTCTTAATTGTCCGCTGCCAAGGTGTATTTACGAGGAGTCGAGGGGTAAGCAGAGATTGAAGATGCTGGCCAGGGCCAGGCGGATGGCTGAGCTTAAGCGGGATGGTAAAAGCGTTAAGGAGATAGCTGAGCTTTTTGGAGTGAGTAAAAGGACAGTGCAGCGGGCATTGGGCACCACGCAAGGCCGTGGGAGGAGCAAAAAAGACTAGCAAGACAAATCCTAATGAACAAAACAGGAGAGTTTTGAATTTGGGGCATTTGAATTTGGGATTTGTTTAGAGTTTAGAAATTTGGATTTAGGATTTGGAGTGAAGCGAATGTTTGGAGCGAAGTCATGAATGAATTCAACCCCCAGTCTCTAGCCCAGCTAGATAAACCGCGCTTCAGCGATTACAAATCTAACCTGGACTTCTACAACGGCACGCAGTGGGCGGAGACCAGCAAGAACCGCCAGCTGGTCTTCAACTATGCCAGGATCGCCGTTGACAAGGTTACCAGCTATTTAATGCAGGGACTTAACTTTGCCTGCGACCCCATCGATGAAACTGATATGGCTAAGGCAACCGCTCAAAGAGCCGAGCAGGTTATCTACGACGTCTACCATTCCAACACCCTGGCGCAGCTGGACTATGAGACCGAGGTAGACGCTGCCATCCGGGGAGACGGCTGCTACAAGGTTACCTGGGACACGGTAGAGAAGCGTGTCCGCATCACGTCGCCCAACGTCAACGGCCTCTATGCCTGGTGGCTTGGAGACGACCCGTCCAAGGTGTGGAGAGTGGCTTCGCGCTACACGCTTACCCAGGACGAAATCGAATTGCTGTACAACCGGGCCATCACCAAGAAGACGGCCGATATCACCGAGGTGTGGACGGATAAGACCTTCCAGCTCTACCTGGACAACGACCCCATCGAGACCAAGCCCAACCCCTATAAGTTTATCCCCTTCGTTATCTTCCCCAACTTGAGGCAGCCCAAGCACTTCTGGGGAGAATCGGATATCCCATCGATAAAGATAGCCCAGAGGGAGCTTAACCGGGCCCTGACGCAGCTATCACGCATCCTGGAGGTCTCAGGCAACCCTATCGCCGTGCTCGAGGGCGTAGAGTCCTCAGAGGACATTAAGGTACAGCCTGGCGCCGTGTGGACGCTGCCAGAGGAAGCCAAGGCCTATCTACTGGACTTGCTGCAGGGCGGCGGCATCCGGCTGCACATCGACTATATCGATATGATTTACCGCTGTCTCCATGACATATCGGAAGCCCCCAGGGCAGCCTATGGCGGCATCGAGCGGGAGCTGTCAGGCGTAGCCCTGGAAGTGGAGCTCCAGTCCTTACTCCAGAAGGTCAGGCGCAAGCGCACCATCCGGACGGCAGCCTACACCAGGCGGAATGTTATGGTCCTTAAACTTCACGCCCAGTTCAACCGGGAGGACTTGACGCAGGTAGCCCACCGCATTATCTGGGGAGCGGTGCTGCCCCAGGACAGAGCCAGGGAAGCGCAGAATGAGCAGTTGCTAGTCCAGTCAGGCGTCCACTCCAGGAGGACGGCCATGGACGAGCTCAGCATCAGGGACCCCGAGGCGGAGTTCGAGAAGTGGTTAGAGGAGAGGCGCCGCATCCTGGAAATGAACCAAGAATATAAATCGAAGTCTACTCGTGGCGGTGAGAGAGAGAGAAATGTCGCCGCAGAGATGGAGATACCCGAATAAATTATCAACATGTAGTGCAGGGCTTTAGCCCTGCCGAAGGAGAAGAAATTGGCAGATGAAACAACCAACAACACTATCACCCAGGAGCAGTACGACCAGCTCAAGGTCGAGCTCGAAGCCCAGGTCGAGGCGGAGAAGGCCAGGGCTAAGGAAGCCGTGGCGCAGGCTACTCAACCCCTTAATGAGCGCATCACGGAGCTTGAGGGCGGTCTTCAGTCGAAAGACGAAGAAATAACCACCCTTAAGACCGAGGGCGAAACCAGAGACGGGAGCTTAACGCAGCTCCAGGCTACGCTCGACGGAGCTTTGACCGAGTACCGGTCCCTGGTAGTTAGCGCCAACCCCCTATTCTCCGAGGAGCTAATCCAGGGGAATACCCTTGACGAGATTAAGGCTTCAGTCGAGAAGGCTAATGCCGTGGTGGGGAAGGTTAAGGCAGGCCTGGAGAGCCAGGCTAACTTGACCACCATACCGGCAGGAGCTCCGGCAGCCACACCCGTCGACCTGTCCACCCTGTCGAGCAGGGAGAAAATAACCAGGGGCTTACAAGAAGCCCGAAAGGAAAAATAAACTATGGCCACAACTTTAACCGAAGCAGCAAAACTCAGCAATGACGCCTTGCTGGTGGGAGTAATCGAGACTATCATCAAGGATAGCCCGCTGCTCCAGAGCATGCCGTTTATCGAGATTGTAGGCAACGCCCTCACCTATAACAGGGAGAAGGCTTTACCGTCCGCAGAATGGCATGCCGTCAATGATGATTGGGCGACTTCCCCGGCAGTAACCTTTGACCAGCCCACGGCAACCTTAAGCATCCTGGGGCAGAACGCCGACGTGGACGCCTATATCAAGCAGACCCGCTCCAATATCCAGGACGTCGAGGGAGCTATCATCGAGCTAACGGCTAAGGCATTGAGGCACGAGCTCGAGGACAAGTTCATCTACGGCGACCATGCCGGCTACCCCAACCAGTTCGATGGCTTGATCAAGCTCATCGATACCATGACCGACCCAGCAACAGCTAACGCTCAGGTGGTGTCGATGGCTACGTCTCAGGACGGCGCCACGCTTTCCCTGTCCAAGATTGACGAGCTCATCGATGCCGTCAAAGGCGGTAAGCCCGACTTGCTGATGATGAGCCGCAGAACCCGGAGAAAGATAAACACTCTGGCCAGAGCAGCCGGTAATAACCTCGAAGTAGGCACCGGGGCGCTTGGTGAGTTCGTTCAGCTCTACAATGGCATAGTCATTGCCGTAAACGACTTTATGAAGGATACCCACCAACTAGCCACCACCCCCTTCGACTACGAGCTCAGCCTCACCGCCGGCACTTGCGCCAGCATCTATGCCCTCCAGTTCGGGGAAGGCGCACTCTGTGGCTTGACCGGTCCAGGCGGACTCCAGGTGCAGCCTATCGGTGCTATGGAAACCAAGGACGCCGACAGGACAAGACTAAAGTGGTATGTCTCTTTGGCTGATTTCAGCCTGGTCAAGAGAGCCGCTTTAATCGGTATCAAGAATGACTAAGATTCAGGATTAAGACTAAGACTCAGGCCAAAACCTGAATCTGAATCTGAATCTAAAGGAGTAAAAGAAAATGGCATTTGAAGACCCAGGAACAGGCAGAAACATCATGAACTCGAATGTCGGCCCGGAAGCCCCTACGGTTACGCTGGCCGAGGCTTGCAAGCGTGGGGACGTTCTGGGCTACAGCTCAGGCTGGAAGATGGCTAACGCCGACGCTGCCACCATCATCCAGGGCAGGCTTGTCGCCCTACAGGGAGGAGCTATCGGAGACGTAATCCCGATATCCCAAAACCCAGTAGTCCAATACACCCTGGGAGCCACCAAGCTGCTGACACCAGGAGGCTATGTCTACGTGGCAGATGGCGATGTCTTCGGCTTAATCACCCAGACAATGCCAGACACCACCTCAGGTGATGCCCAGACCATCATCGGCATCGCCTTGAGCACAACCGAGGTGTTGTTCTTCCTGAACAGCCGAGTTGACGCTACCAAGACATAAAGGAGTAACACCATTAGGACTAGGGAGCTTGCGGGGGTTTCATGTCCCCCGTACCTCCTTAAAGCTTGGGGGGTAGAGGCTACAACTACTCTACCCCCCCAGAAAACATGTAGCGCAGGGCTTTAGCCCTGCTAGAGAAGGTGGAAAATGACCTTAACTGAAATGAGAGGTTTAGTCAGGCGGGACCTTAAAGACGAGGACCCGAGCAACTACCGGTGGACGGATGATGAAATCGATAGAGCCATCCAGAGAGCCGTTGCCGACCTATCCCGTTATGTGCCCAAAGAGGAGAAGGCGACCATCGCTACCACCGACAGCTCATACGAGATAGACATATCATCTTTGACCGGTAGAGTTTCAGTCGATAAGGTTGAGTTCCCCATTGACCGGCACCCCCGGGAGTTTCAGCGCTTCACCGTCTACCAGGACATCTTGACCTTAATCGGCGGTTACCAGGGAGACGGAGAGGATTGCTACATCTACTGGAGCAAGGTTCACACCCTGGACGCTGCCAGCTCGACCATACCCGCCTATCTTGAAGACCTGGTTGCCCTGGGAGCTTCCGCCTATGCCGCACTAGCCCAGAGCCAGTACCATTCTGATAGAGCCAACACCGGCGGGAGTGATGTCGACCGCGACTATACTTATTGGGGCAGAGACGCATTAAGCGAGTTCAAACGAAAGCTCAAAGCCTACGGCCGAAACCGCAAGCTGAAGATAGGACAATTTTATACATGACAAGGAGTACATTATGACAAACACCAAAGTCAAGGAAGAACTACCCAGGACGAAGGAGGACTTGCCGTGGCAGGCGTTCGCCATCGTGGGCGATAAGGACGACCCCGACACCTGGAAGCTGCCGCATCACACCACGGCCATCTTCAGAGCCATTAAGGGGAAGATCGGCACGGAAAGGACGGTTGACTGGGACAGGATGCCGGCAGCCGTGGCCGCTCTGTCAAAAGGCGGTTATCGAGGCCAGCGAGTCGAGGCATCCGAGGGGGACATCATTTCGGCAGCTCGACATCTTGCCAGGCACTATCAAAAAGCCGACAAGCCCGTCCCTGATACGCTGGCGGTGTTGATCTAGGTGGGATTGTATTCAAAAGGATTTGCAAGCCCTTTCTCGGTCATCTCAGAGGCCCGCAAATAGAGGCTTTTTGGAGCATCAGATATAAAGAAGATGATTATGTAAGGTAGGAGGAAAAAATCATGGCAAAAGTTACCATCTCATTCAGCCCGGGACCCGATGGCTTCGGCTACGCCAACATCACCGCGGAAGGCGAAACCGACGAGGTCGATGCGATGACCCAGGCAGTAGACGCTCTCATGCAGCACTACCCCGTACTGAAGCCCAAGCCCGAGACAAAAACAGCTTTCCCAACCAGGAAGTGAAAATCAACATGTAGCGCAGGGCTTTAGCCCTGCCAGAGGAGAAGATAATGACTATAGAAGGCAAAAAGAAATGGACAGCGGCGTTAATCGCCATCGCCGGCACAGTGGTTGCTCAGTTCGCACCCGAGCAGGGGGATACCATCATGGAAGCGGTTCAGAGCTTCGCCCCGCTTTTGATGGGCGGCATCTATATCGTTGCTCAGTGGGCGCATGACGAAAAGAAGGAGCAGGTTAAGATTGAGGCAGAGAAGACCAGGCAGGTATCCGCAGGCAATGCAGTCCTCGAGCTCCAGGAAGATATCTACCCGCTAGTCGAGGAGGCTTACTTCGAGCCGTTTGACATGGAAGCCTTTGACAAGAAGCTGGAAGCCCGAGCTGCTAATACTTACCTGGAAGTCAACCCGATAACTGTTTTCTTTGCAGCCCAGGACAAAGGCAAGGCTACCAAATGCCGGCATATAGACCAGGCGTTATCTTACTGGGACTTCCTGCTCGATAAGTCGATGAAAGCCTTTGAGCACATGTACGGCTTCAGGCTTGACGAAGCCGATAAGCACCTGGCAGACGATAACAAGGACTGCCCCTATTACTCAGTCGACAACATGGCCAGGCAGAAAGGCATCCACTTCTGGAATATGTTACGGACAGTGAAGCGGACTATCAAGAAGCACGGCGAGCTCGAGGCATTAGCCGAGACTGATATCCCATGGCAGAGCAAGCTAGCGCCCAGCGACCAATCACTATTCGGCCTCGGGAATCTCGCTGGGGAACTGCTAAAACACAATGCCTAACACTGTATGTTGTGGAGAGAGGAGCTGCAGGGAGGCACAATATATTGTGGTCAACATTTTATGATCCGTGGAAGTTAGCCACCACATGTAGACTCCTCTCCATTCCTACGTGTCACCCGCCCACGGGTGACCGCTCTGAGACAAATCTGAGACAAATCTGAGACAAAAATGAGAACACTAAGCGACACACTGAAAGCTGAGCAGAAGAAGCCGAGCCGTAAGCCCGTTGTCAAGGTTGAGGTACAGGCGTACGGCCACCCTGCTAAGGCGACCTCTATTCAGTGGAGCTTGTTCGGCTGGCAGAAGATGGGCGGCGACAGCTCTACCCCCAACTTCCACGGCGTGGCCATCCCCAGTGACGGCTCGTTAAACCGCATCAAACTCGATAGCACCACGCTCAAAAGCCAGCGAGTTACCAGCCCGGGCCCTGGCTCTACTTATTCAAGCTGGGTTACCCGAGGCGGAGTGCCGGCCGACTCTCATATCGCCATTGCAGCTCAGGGCACGCAGCTCATCATCGGTTGCTGCAGCGCAGCGTACTTGTACCGGTTCGAGTCGAGCAACAGCGGTGCTACCTGGGGTGGCGCCATCGAGATGGCTAATGCCCGCCCCTGTGAGCGAGGCTGTGCCGTAGCTTATAAGTCCAATGGAGACTGTATCATCGTCCACGCCTCAGATGTAAACGACCCCAAGAGCCTCTATCTTCAGAAGCGGACTGGCGGTAGCTGGAGTACCGGCTTAGGCCAGCGCTCCGGAGACTGGGAGATAGAAGGCTTAGCTGCATATCACGATGGAGACTGGAATATTATCGCCCTGGTGCTGGACGGCAATTATCTCTCGATAGTAAAGATGATTTACGGAGACGGGGATAAGGTTGCCGCCGGCACCTGGGGCACGGATGAAAAGATTGGCTTAGGGAGAGCCAGGATAGATGTCCAGGCAGAAATGTTGCTACGCAAGTTCCAGACTCAGTACTGGGGAGGCGCTGCGGCGAGGCATACCCCCACATACTGGGAGAAGCACCAGGCAGTAATGGAAACCCTGGCCGGGGACGACTCAGGCCTGGCAGGCGTCTCATTATGTAAGCCATCAGACTACGGCACTCTGCTATCGGCAGCCCGCTCAAACACCCCCTGGCTATTCAAGCTCAGTGGGGACTTCATCGACGCTAACTGGTCAAAGGCATCGACGATTCCCACCGGTGCCGGTTATGGCATGGCTTTAGCCCAGGACGGCACGTACTTGTGGGCGACACAGGCTAATGAAGTCTGGAGAACAGCATTGCCCAGCTCCTGGACACCCCCCACCGCGGGAAGCGGCGCTGGGGACAAAATCACCATGCCCGTTAAGGATATCTTTCACATCACCGAGACGATAAGACCCGAGCAGCAGTCGAGCCTCGAAGTCGAGCTCAACAACTCGAAAGGCACGTATGACAGCCCGGGCAGCGGAGACATCGCTGAAATCAAACGAGGCAGCCGTGTCAATCTGTTTATCGGCTATCGCACCAGCTCTGATGAGCTAAGCGAGTGCGGGCGTTACTTTATCGAGTCGATGGAGTACACCCGAGCCCCCAACAAGGCCAGCTTGACCTTGAATTGCATCGATGCCTGGGGATTATTGGAAAGGTACTCATTCAATAAGCCCGTGGAGTTCAACAGCGAAACGGACGACTTCACCGTCTACCAGCTAATTGAGAAGGTTATGCAGGCGGTGGGGGGGACTATCGACTATAAGACCCGTAGCGACCTCGTTACCAGCCTTTACCCCCAGCTCAACATCCACGCCGGGGAGAGCGGTGCCAGTGTCCTTACCAGGCTATTAAACCTGGTTACCGATGTAATCTTTTTCTTTGGCCTGGCAGGTTACATAATATACCCCCAGGCTGGCGATACAGCATCTTACAAATACAGATTCCCATGAAAAGTCAGCAGTCAGCAGTCAAGGGGAGGCTGGGGACTATCGACTATTGACTATCGACTATCGACTAATGACTATCGACTAATTCGGGAAAGGAGGAAAAATCATGGCAAACGAACTTTACGACAAGGGGAGAGAGGGGTTTCTTGACGGCAGCATTGATTGGGATACCGACGATATCCGCTGTATCCTGGTAGACGTCGCCGACTACACCGTTGACCTGGCCGCACACGACAACCTCGATGATATACCCTCGGGAGCCAGGGTTGCCACCAGCGACGCTTTAACCGGCAAGACGGTTGTTGCAGGCGTTGCCGATGCTGACGATGTGACCTTCTCAGCAGTTACCGGTGACCAGTCTGAAGCCCTTGTTATCTACAAGCACACCGGTACTGAAAGCACATCGAGGCTGATAGCCTATATCGACGATGCTACCGGCTTACCAGTCACCCCTAACGGTGGAGACATCACAATACAATGGGATAGTGCTGCATCAAAAATCTTCAAACTATAACGATAGCTGATAGTCGGCAGTCTAGAGTCTGGAGTATGCGTAATGGCTACAATTTTAGAAGAGGACTTTAACTCCTATAATGACGGAAATTTAGAGGGACAGGGAGGTTGGACCCATAGGGATGGAACCTCTGGCCAAATATACATTCAAGGGACTACTGTAAAAGAGGGGGCAAAAGCAGCAGATGGACAGGGAACTTTAGATTGCAATGATGGAAAAACAGGAAGCCAGCTTAATGATGGAAGAATAACTTACTACGCTCGAATGGGCACTGCTGATAAGCAGGGGTGTGGTTTTTATCTACGCGAAGGTGGTTCTACTAGAATACAGGTTACTTTCCGAGCGGGTGGTTACATTGATTATTATGATGGAAGTGCCTGGCACCACCTTAAAGCCTGGGCTGCTGATACCTGGTATTGTGTTGAGATTGAGTGGCGAAGCGTTGACCATAAAGCAAGATACAGAGTTGATGGTGGAACCTGGACAGACTGGGACACCACTCAGACCGCTTGGACAAATTATTTAGATACCGTTGTTATTTGCCATACCGGTGATGACCCCGTTGTTCATCAATACTGGGACCACATCGCTGAAAATCCTTTACCAACACTACAAACAGTTTTACCCTCAGCTATCGCTTCACTAGAAGCCTTTGGCACTGCCAGGCTAAACTTGAAACTATTCCCATCGGCGATTGCCTCACTAGAAGCCTTTGGCAGCCCCACAGTTATCCTGGTGGGGAATTACATCTACCCAACAGGCATAGCTTCTTTAGAAGCCTTTGGCAACCCCACGGTACTGCCTGGAGCTGTTATCCTCCAGCCGTCAGCCATCCAATCAGCCGAGGCGTTAGGCAGCCCGCAGCTCAACCTCAAACTGTTTGCTCAGTCAATACCCACAGCCGAAGCCTTTGGTACACCCCTGGTTATCCCCGGAGCTGTTATCATCCAGCCATCAGGCATAGCCTCATTAGAGGCGTTTGGCACGCCATTGATATTCTACGACCAGGTAATCATCCCAACTGGAATAGCATCGGCAGAAGCCTTTGGCAGCCCCACACTAACCTTTAATCTTTTCATAAAGCCTCAGGGCATACCATCAGCCGAAGCCTTTGGCAAGCTCAAAGTCCTCAGAGAAATAATCCACATCATCCTTGACGGCCAGTACATCACTCAATCCCCGGGAGTCAACCGCATCTATATCATCGGCAAGGACAGTGAAGGCAATCCCGTCTACGGCACAAGCCTAAACCAGACAGAGATTGACCTGGTTGGTGAAAGGCTTGACTTCAACCAGGACCTGAGCATCCCCACCACTGCTAAGGCTAGCGACGTTGCTGCTGCTGCAGTGGCTAAGGCCAGGCTGACCGGTGCCAGAGGCTATATCGTCATACCCCCCAACTGTGGACAGGAGCTTTGGGACGTGGTGCAGGTGACCGATAAGCCCACCGCGCAGAGCCAGCAGAAGTACAGAGTGATCACCGTTAGCTTCGACTACGAGCCACGCAGAGCACGCTACCAGCATAAGCTCATATTGGGAGCGCCGTAATGACGATTTGTTTCCCCAGAAAAATAAGCCATTCGCCTGAGCGACCACCCGCCCGCTATTGTAGATAATTATGGCTAGAGTATCTAAGCACCGCTACTGCCCGAAAGCCCCGCTGCGAGAGGTTACGTCGCCCCGAGGCGTTAAGCTGATGCAGCCCATGGGAGACGTCAAGACGCTTTACTATCGCAAAGGTAAGTCGTGGCGCAGGGTAGGGACGCTTTGCCTCCACTGCCTGTGGTTCGACCCCGACCCCGATTTCAAGCCGTCCGACACACAACCCCCAATTATATTTACTCCTCTATAATCCGATAACCAACCCTTTCCCTTCATGGGGGAGTCAAAACAACCATACACAGAGATAGACATGAGTGGACAGTATTGAACAGTATTGAACAGGAGTAGACAGAAGTAGACAGAGACTGAAAGCTAGCAGTCTTTCTTCTGATATTTACGCAAAACTATTACTACCAAAACAAGAAATACTAAGGTTACCAAGGAAGCACAAAGCCAACCCTCCCATGACCCAAATCCAAATTGAAGGAAAAATGCTATACCGATAAGGATCATACCAATTAATTGACACATGTTTCCAATAGTAAGTTTCTTATCTCGGAACGCACGTACTGTAATTTGTGCAAGAGTTGGTGCAAATACAAGAATGCTACCTAACACCCCAATTGCCATTGCCATACATGGATCGCAATTCATATCTTCACCTCCTTATCGTCGTAGTAATAGGCTAAGTCCTTTGATTAAAGGGACAAGACTAAACAATAGAGACAGGATAGAGAACAACAGCATATAGGAAGGAAGGAAGCATAGAGGAGAGAAGGTAAGAAGGTAAGCGATAACCCCACCCGTCAACCCCCCACCCGCCAGGTATGCAGCCGGTCTTGCAGCCGGGGCGATCATTTAGCTTACTAGCCCAAAGAGATTAAGCCTCGTTTTATGGCTGTCACTACTGCCTGGGTGCGGGCATTGGCATCCAGTTTGCGCAGTATGGAGGTTATGTGGTTTTTGATGGTCTGTTCGCTGATATCGAGTTTAACCGCAATTTGCTTATTGAAGTAACCCTGGGCCATGTAGGTGAGGATTTCGGTTTCCCTGGGGGTCAGAGGTGAGACGAAAGGTTCGACTCCCTGTCCCCAGGAAAGGTCCTGGAACTGCTGTAGCACCCGCTCAGCCGCCTTAGGCTGAGCAAGAAGAGTGTCATTTATGGGGTGCTCACCTTGGGCAGCTCTGCGGATCTCTGTGACCAGCTCGTTTGAGGCAATATCACGCTTTAGATAGCCGGCTGCCCGAGCTTTTATTGCTGCAAAGAGCTCATCATCGTTGGGTTGGGGGGTGAGGATTATCACTGCTGCGCTAGGCAGTTGCTGTTTCACAGCTCTGGCTAAGTCCAGGCCATTGCTAGGCGGTAAATTGATGTCGAGTAGGATAACATCTGGGTATAAGGTGTTTATAGTTGACGTAAGCTCATTGCTGGAGCCAACCTCGCCGCAGATTTCAATGTCGGTTGTTTGAGACAGGGAGGAGCGTATCCCCTGGCGGAACAAGGGCTGCTGGTCAGCTACGACTATCCTTATTCTGCTATGTCCTTCAACCACGAGTCACCTTGTAAATGATTACGTATACTATACGAGGTAATATATAATTATGTCTAGTTTAGCAAGTCAATAGGGCAATGTTGTCAAGACTCTTTAGAAATGTCCCCTACTTTAACTCATTAGAAATGTCCTCTAGTGACTTCATACAGGTAATGCTTGGCTGGTGCGTTGAGATTGGAGGCTGTATCTTCTCCAGGGATGATCTGGAGGAGGGACATATTTCCTCTTTGGTTGAGAGTTTTGTTG